AATTTTCAACCCATTACTTTTTGTAATTTTTGATTTTTCAACAACTGGAGTAGGTGTACCATCTTTAAATTGTTTCCAACGCTCATATTCAATTGTAGATGCCATATGATCTGCATGATGCAATATAATTGGTAAATTTGTTTTTAGTTTTGATTGAGGTGATCTAGAAACAAAATATGGTTTATTTGCTTCATCATACATTCCATCATGAATCTTGATTGCTTGATATTCTGTCCAAGACAGTTTAACATCATATTCTTGCAACAACCAAACTGATAGGTCTGGTACCATTGCAAATGGAATTGCTGCATTTGTTTTGTAAAGCTTTCCTTGATTCTTTCGATGCCAATCTGAAGTTTCTGTTTGATATACTTCATTGCCGTTACCTGGAAATCCTGCCTTGCCTAAATCATGATGCATTGCTGCAAACATCATTTCTTCAACCGTATAGCCTGCCATATTAGCACCCATACCTGCCCAAGCTTCATGCAAAGTTTTAACACAATCCATAACTCGAAGTACATGATCAACATAGCCGCCGGCAAATGCATTATGAAAATGTTCCATGGAAGAAGCCGGCATAAATACCATGCGATCTTCTAATTCATCATACATTTTATTTAATGCATCTTTACGAGACGGAAACAATGTGTTTACACTATTGCGATAATCTTCCCAATTAGATTTAATTTTTTCTGCTGTTAACATAAATTAGTTTTACTAATAATATAATGAATTATTTTCTAATTTCCAATACCTGGCCATTAACTAGCTTGGATGTGCATTCCCAACATGTAATTGCTGTAGCCTTTGCATCAACCCGGGTTGACACATTGTTGCAATATTTGCATTGTAATTTTTTATATCCTTTTGGTGGAGGAGTACTTTTGGAGTTTGTCATAACATTGTTTTTTTGATTATTCTCTATCTAAATGATAGCGAGCTGAATCTAATTTTGTCATTGCACGTGCTAAATTGTCTAGTGCTGAATTTTTGTCGGTTGTGCCTTCTCTGAGTGCTTTGCCTACCATTTGAATGATGTTTCTTGCATCTTCAATGTCATCTGTAATTTTGTTTTTGCTTTTCATATGTAACCTTTCTTTATTTATTATAAATATATTATATTAAAATTATTGGTGATTTTTTGCAACACTCAACATTGATATTTAATAGTGCCTGCTCTTTTGCTTTGGCTTCAACCATAATATCCAATGAATCAACACCATATGTGTTTGGTGTAGTTAAAATATAATCTGCATGTGCTGCCTCACGTATTTTTGTAAATTCTTTGTATTGTTTTTGAAAGGTTGGCCACTTTGGCAAATCTTCCAATGAGATGCCATGATGTGCAAACATGCGTTCTATAAGGGTTTGGGACTCTCTACGGCGTGATTCTGAATAATGGGTACATTGGGTTACATTATGTCGATCCCAAGTCTCTCGTGCTAAAAAGAAGGCTTCGCGTTCGGATAAGTCACCAGTATTGAAAGTGTGATGCCAATAGTCAAATGTAACGGGAATTGCAATTTCTTGATAAAGCATCTCATATAAGTCTCGTACGGAATACATGGAGGCCTTGTCATCATTTTCAATAACTAGTCGCGATTTGCAAGAATCTGATAAACGATCCCAATTATGCAACCATCTTGCAATAGTACCGGGCTTATCATTATAAGTAGCACCTACATGAATATTTATCTTGTTTTCAAAGCTAGGAGCAAAGCCCATAAGATCAAATAGTTCAGAATGTCTTTCTAGGCTAACAATGCTATTATCAACAACTACAGCATCGGGACTACCTAGTATATGGAAAGGACCAGGATGTGTTGTAATGCGATGGCCATGCAATTTTGCATAGTCGCCGGCAGCACGAAGATGTGTGGTAATTTCTGCAATGCCAGGTAAATCATGTAACTCGTAATGATTCCACCGAGGAAAGAGTTCTGATCCTAGACGGAACAGACGAATATCATGTGCCTCATTCCATTCTAGTATAGTTATCAAATCTCGAGCATTTGCTAACGCAATGTCAGATGCTAATTGTAAGCCGCCTTGTTTAAACTTGCGATCAATTAAAGAGCGACCCGTACGGATGCCTTGCTGTCCAAGCTCCATATTAATACATGCATATCCCGTTCTAATCATAGTATTTTTATATATAATATGAAATTTATTTGGAAAATCAAATATTTTTTATTTTTCTTTTATTTTTTTTTTGCTTATATTTATATAAAAGAAACTAAAAGGAATACGAATGAAAAATACATTAGCTGAAAATATGCTTCGATTTGGCGTAAAGAATTTATCCAAGTCAGATGTTAAAAAAATTAATGAATCGTCACTGTTAACAGAAGGCTTTAAAGGACAAGACGGTATTACATATGCATTAAACTTTAAAGATCAATTCGCGTTTGACACGTACGTTACAAATTTTCCGCAAACTGTCGGTGCAACGCCACCATGGGTTTATGGAGCGCCTGAAGCTAACAGAGCAGCTGCTGGAGCAAAATGGAGCACTGAACGATTTAATTTAATGAAATGTATCATGTTGGCCATGGCACACCAAGGATATACGCCGAAATTTTTAAATTCGTTAAAATACACAGATGTTGTTGGAATTTTAGCCAAGTCAGCACCAGTCCTTAGTAAAGCATATAATTCTAGTGCAGATACTAATTTTTCAATGGGATTAAGTGATTTTCAAAGTAGAATTAAAGATTGGCAAAAAATGATTGCACCAGATCCTGAAAATAAAGCTAAACAAATACCATATTGGGATCATTTTCGAAACGTATATCTAGTTCCAATAGTTGCAGCTAAGACAGCATTAATAGTTCCTAAAGCAGCAACTCCTGTGAAACCAGCTCCCCCTGTTAAAAATTAAAAATATATTAAAGTAGTAAGCCCACCTGCAGAGATGGGCTTTTTTACTGTTCATAAAAACAATTTAAAAAATTGTAAAAGCTTTAAATACTAATAATTCAGTTATACTTCCATTATTTTCAAAATAGGCAGCGTTGCTATTGCAAACTACAATTCCATATATGAAATCAAATTCATTATTAGGGTCTGTAAATTCAATTTCAAAATCTTTATCTGATTTTTTATTGTTAACAATAAAATTAACTCGAATTAGTTCGCCGCCTGCAGTTTTAAAAATACACACATTATGTGTAAAATCAAGTTTATATGAAAATGTAAGTGGTAAATCAATCGGTAGTTCTATATCCGGGTGATTTAAAATCTCAGATAGTGATCTATCATTTGATCCGACAGCATCCGCTGTTTGAAATACAGTAATGGTAACTACTTGAGCATTATTTGAAAATGCTACTACTGCAAAAATTGCGGAAAGAATTAAATTTTTCATGATATAAATTTTTAAGTGGTTAATTATACTATATAATAAGATATATAATATTAATATCCAACCAGAACGCAAAAAAAGTTTAATCTTTTTTTACAAATCCACTTAAAAAATCTCGTTGACGTTGTATTGCTATATCTAACTGTTTGGGTTTAGAAACTCTTCGTTTTGGTGTATCGTGTTTATTGTCTCCATCAATGCCAAGTTTAACGTCCAAATTTGTGCTGTTTCTTGCGGATCCACTGTTTGAATCTTTTCTACTAGCTTCATCATTATTTCTTCTGAGTAAGTTACTATTGCTCGAGCTTTTATTCGTTGACCGATCGATGACGAGAGGAACTGTTGTAGTTGTTCTGGGCTTAGCATCGTTTTGGAAGCGTTTGATAAGAGATTCTTGCCCAATGGATCTAGTGTCTTCAAGGTAGATGCATCCTGTGTTATACTGAGTCTTTTGCCCCTTAATTTCAATGCCGCACGGATACTTAGCACCTGCAGGCGATTCCACAGTATATTGAATTCCCCAACCAGCTTTTTTAAATTTTTTAACATAACCTACTTGTTTATACCCCAACCAAGAAAAAAAGACTGGTGTTTCTATTTGAAAATGCACTTTGTCAAATTGTTTTTGAATAGCTTCTGATATTTTTTGTTTTGCCATTATATATTAGTTAGTACATATACATGATATCTGATCTATAATTTTAAAGACCCTCATATATCTTGTAATTTTGTCGCGCTTAAATGCTTTTTCCATGTTTTTGTCGCGTTGAAGAATATATCCCGATTCGATGAATTTATATACGATGTGCCGAACTGCTTTTAAACTGTTTGATTCAATCATTAAATTTTCGTCATCAATCAAAACTTCAATATGATCAGAACCCCTAGGCATCGAAACAGATTCTGTATCAAGTTCGTTTGACTCTAAAATTTGATCTTTTAATGTTGCAAAAAATTTACCTAGATCCAAGTTATTATTAGAATATCGATATAACGCAGCTTCATATAATTCCATGAAAAATAATATTCGTTCTTTTTTTGGTAATTGCTTGAAGTAACTATATTCTGCATAGTTAACAGTCATTAAATCAAATATTGGTTTCATAAGTTAATACCTGTTTTATTTCAAATAATTCAGTTATCACATCTTTTGGTAACTGCTTCAATTCCATAATAAAATGTTGCGCTTCAGACAAACTAGTTGCCTTAACGCGACCTACGGGTTCGCAAGTACTATCTGCTTTATAATAAAATACGTACGTTGATATAGGCATTTTATTATATATATAAACCTAACTGATATCCCTTTATTGTTGTTTTTACTGCATCATCTAACGTTGTAGATAATTTGCCAATTTCTTGTTTATTTAACATGAAATTGCGTCCTTTAATGGAAATTTCCATAGTAGTATCCTTGCTTAGTTTTTCAGCATACAAATTATCAGACAATGTATTATATAATTTTGCATATGCAATTAAATCTTTGTATCGCATTAAAATATGTTGTCCTGCAATATGCAATTCTCCAATTGTTGTGTTCATTGGATCATCACTAAAATTTTCGGCTGAAATCTTAGCTTCGAATACGAAATCTAAATCTGCCCATGTATTTCCATAGCGAGTTCTAAATTCGTCGCTTACGCCCCATGGATGATTAATACTTTTTGTTGTCATTGTTATTGGAATTTATAAATTAATATTGTATATACGTCTTTTGAATAATTGTGTCGGACTGTCACATATCGATACTTTTCAATAAGCAGGTCCATCATAAGTCCCGGATGTACATAAAAAAAGCCTTCGTGGTGTTTGGTGCCTATAGGCGATAATAAATTAAATGCTACTACTGTATTAGATGCCTCATACATGATATCAATATCATCAAATAGCTTTTGCAAATCTTTGTCTTCAGTTTCACATCTTCGTTGAGTAAAGACTCCTGATGCTACTACCCAATCATGTTTGTTTAATTTTGCGGTTTCAAATGCTCCGATGGTTGTATCATAGCCATATTTTTCTTTAGCTAGATCAGCCATGATTGGATTATGATCAATTCCTGTCCATGGTGCTGGTTCTCCAAAAAATTCCGTGATGAAATTACACATATCACCACGACCACTTCCTATATCTAAAATAGATTGCGAAGGAGTGAATCCTACTAGTAAATTTTGGAACAAATACAATTGTTCATTTGTTTCATGATAGCCAACTGATTTTGGACTATGCATCATGTAATCCGGGTCTGTTGGTGTTAATTCATCCCAACGCTGTTTTTCTTCCGTTGCGGTATCAATGATACCTAAAATTTTGTCTTGTAAGTTTTGTTGTTCCATTATCGTTTATGAATTCGATTAGCAATACGTTCTTTATTTTGCATTTTTTTTTCGTCCGACATCATTTTCTTTAAAGGATGTGTACGGTTCATGTTACGTTCGGTGCGCATAGTTAAAAGTGCATTATTCCATGCTTCTTCTATTGTATCACAATCGTCAAATAGAAATATGTCATTTAAATTTTGATCGTGCCACCCTACATAATATTGACCCTTAGGCGACATATTAAGCATCGCCCCAGGATAATATTTATTAACATGTTTTTGTATAGAATCAATAGATTTCATTACCAAGAAGCTTTACCTGCTGAATTTGCATCTAGATGTGGAATCAAATCATTTGCTACCAATTCCTTGTATGGAATAGTTGTTTGAATTGCATCCGTATCACAAAGCTTTGCAGTTAATAATTTATTGATATAGTTTCTATTGCTAGAATTAGTAGTCATCATAACTAGTGCTGTGCGACTTTCTAATAAAACATCGTATACGGATACTTTATTGATAACTCGTCGATCTAATACGACTGCTACTTGGTTTTTGCCTTCTGTTGTGACAATTACCGTGTTTCCTTCTACATATCCCATTATTCTAAAATTTTAACAATTTTACTGGCATTCACTGATTTTACTTCAAAATCAAACATGTACCCGGTAAAATCTTTAATAACTTTAGCTTCGGCTTCTGTTACCGATAATGCTTCTACAAGATATGTTTCTGTAGTTTTTTTGATTTTTACACCCTTAGGAGTGTCTACTTCGTCCGTTAGTTGGACTTTTGCTGTGTAATAACTCATTTTTTTATTTGTTTTTAATTATTATAACTTATTGATATTATAAGAAAAATTATTTGTAATTCCAATATAGTATGCTACCTATCGCATTATTTTTTAATTTAAAAGTTATAACGTTTTATGTCTTACAACATTTTTTGCGACTTTTGATTTATATGGAGCTAATAGTTCAGCGACTAGTTTTTGAATATCTGATGTATTATATGTTGGATAAAATGGATCCTTGCCGGCGCCGGTTTGTAAATCTGATATTTCTAAATACCCGATACGCAATTTATTTAATGAATCCTTTAAGGCTTTTGTTTGTTTAGTAGAATCATAATCAGTTGAAGATTTTATAACATAATTATATATTAACTCACAATTAAGCAGTTGATCAAACGTAGCAATACTTTGGCCAGCAACCATTAATGGTATTTCTAAAAAATACCATTCTTCAAACCAGTCTTTACAAAAATCCTTAGCAGATTGATTAAATCCTTGTCCTTGTAATTTGCCGGCTTGTTGATTAATATAAGCTATTGCATCAATTGTAATTGCTTGTTTTCGTTTGTCTGCAACATTACTGTTAATTAAATATGTATTAATAACTTTGAAAAATACATCTTCCGAATAATTTGTCATGACCATGCCGTTATCAATTGCTCCGGGCATTTTATTCCAAAACGCAAATGCATTATTAATATATGGAGCAAATCCTTTTTTTGTTAAATAATCTATATGTTCTGTTGATTCTACAATTACATATGATTCTAACATTAAATTTGTATTTTCATTTAAATCATCAATAACTGATTTAAGTTTGTTTTGATTTTTATAAAATTCAAAAGATTTGCGTATTTGTTTATCTGTTAAATTCAAGTTAACTGCTAAGTTGTCAAGAATGTCAGCAACCAATCGCTGTTTTTCGTGTGCGGTATGTGCGCGTTTGCCCATCATATCGATAATGCGTTCTAATTGGGTTATATATCCCTTAGGCAATCGTTTTAATATGCGAGACTTATCAACATATATGGTTGCATCAGGACTTTTCTTTTTAGACTTTTCAACAATTAATTGTTTTGCAATTGTTGTAGATTCTTTGATTAATTCACCGTACGGAATAACCCATGAAACTTCAGGCCCGGGTATTGGTGGCTCAGGTGTTGCTGAAGGTGATGAAGCGGCACCACTTGCAGTACTTCCTGTTTCTACTTTTGCTTTATCTTGTGCTCCTAATCCTTTAACATCATCCAATGATAATTGCAATTCAATTGTATAATCATTGTTTCTGCCCCATCCGGTATAAGGAACCAATTTAATTGTTTTTTTGCGCAATAAACTAATTAAAATATCAGGACTAATATTAAGATCTGCGCCGCTTCGCGTTATAAATTCCCTAATACCAATATCTGATAGTGAATATATAATTCCAATATGGGTTGTCCCATATGCATCAAACTTTCCGAGAAATTTCTCTTCTGCTGGAGTGAATGGTGAGTCTTCAGCGTCTGATTTTGCATTATCAGTTTCTTTTGCAACGGGCTCTGCCTGTTCCTTAAGACTTTTTAATGCATGTTTAATTATATATTCTAGTTTTTTCATTATGCGGCTTTTGCTTCAGCTAATTGTGTTGAACGATATTTGCTAACTAGT